GGAACTTCTACTTATCAAGAAAACTCTAGCCCATCAGTTTTAATAGCAATGGAGATAGGTGCATAATGAGTTATTTAGTTAAAGCCATAAAGAAATTAAAGCCAAGTGCTGAGTTTTCATTTACTGAAGATGATTACTCAACAATTAAATGGGATATCTTAGAAGGGAAAGCACCTACTAAAACTGAGATAGATGCAGCCATTGAAGAAGTCAAAGCAGATGAGGCACAGGCTGAGTTAGACAAAGCAGCCAAAAAAGCAACTGCAGAGGCTAAGTTAGTTGCTTTAGGTTTAGACCTAGACGATCTTCGCGCTCTCGGTCTTTAAGCACAATCCCGCAAGATAATGACGAGACTATGTGCAGCTGGTGTCCAATTACGGGAGCAGATTGATGACGATTATCCTGATAGGGATCGTAAGTCTGATGGCTGGATTGCTGATNCTCGCCACCTTGCTAAAGGCAGTTCTGACCATATACCAGTCGATGGAATCGTTAGAGCTTTAGATATTGATGCTGATTTATCAGCTCATAAAGAAGAGGCTTACGCGNTAGTTGAGAAGATTCGTAAATGCGCCAAGAANGGCGATAAGCGGATTAAATATATAATTTACGATGGAAAGATTATGAGTCCGATANTGGGATGGAANCGCAGAGCTTACAAAGGCGCTAACCCACACCGGTCNCATTTNCATATTTCATTTACAACTTTGGGAGACAAAGATGGCAGTTATTTCAACCTCGAAGGAGAAGCTAATGAGCGACCTAAAAAAGATGGCAGAGAGCTGGGCCAAGACATTTCTAGCAACAGCCCTAGCGACTTATCTAGCAGTCGGCCTAGATGTCAATGCAATTGCAAATGCCGCTCTAGTGTCAGTCTTGCCTAGCATCATCAATTGGCTTAACCCAAATTATGAGCGTTACGGCAAAGTCCGTTAATGCCAGCGGCTGAGTTGGCCACCTTAGTAGCTTCAGTCTTAGGCTCTATAGCCTTGCTGATTGCTGGCCTTCGTTACATAATTAAATTGGAAAATATCCCCATAGTGTCGCGCCTTGATAAGATGGAGTCTCAGCTAGAATTGGCCCTAGCGAAAGGGGTCAGAAATGGCAACGCGAAAGCGCGTAAATAAGAAGCCAGTCAAGCGTCCTAAGAGACGCAGGACTACTAAAGAAACCCCATTAACAAAGCTTGATTTCTGGGCTATTGCTGCCAATGAAGTTTATAAAGCCTGTCGCAGAGCAGGAATGGATGAAGGCACTTCGCTGGCTTTTGCTATGGATCGCAGCTCTTATCCCGATTGGATAGTGCCACTCGATGACCCAATGAGGAAGATTGGTTGGGAAGATGGAGAAGAGGACAACTAATCTACTTTCGAGAGGTTGAACTCTTTGAGGCTCTTAAGTCGCTTTATCCAGACTTAACGCCCTTATCAGCGACCGACCGAGCAGATGGCATTACCCACAATTCCTATATTGAGCTCAAATGCCGTAGGACTCATTACGATACTTTAATGATTGAAAAGAAGAAGTGGGATTATCTGGCCGATATAAGGGCTAGAACGGGCGCTAAGACCCTTTATATCAATTCAACCCCTCACGGGGTCTATCAGTTTGATTTAGGGGCTATAACCGAGCCTGAATGGGCTTTGAAGCGGTTGCCTATAACTACTGACTTCGGCAATAAGGCCACCAATGAGCGACTTGCTGGCTTCTTAGATATCCGACTCGCCGAGCTATTGCTTGTCTAAATAGATTTAAGCAAATACATTTAGCCCGTAAATCCATTTAGGGATTACAGAACGGGAGCAAAATGATAAATAAAGTAGCTCTAATTCGATTTGATTCTCAAGCAGGGGCTTGGACTGATGAAACAAATTGGGTTAAGGGATCAATAATAAGACGATTCGCTAAAGAGCGGATGGGTAAGAAGCAACTTCGAGGTCGTTTATCTAAGGCTGAAATCTCTGCATATTGGCTTGATAAATATGGGGTGAGTGCAGATGTTTCCTAATTTATCTGATACGCAAGTCTTTGCAATAACAATTGGGGTTCCATTTTTCGGCCTTTACTTATGGGCTCTTTGGAGTTCAGCCAAAGCTAAAGCCTTTAATGAAGGATATAAGAGAGGGAGAGCAAGTGTCCGATACACAGAAATCATTAAATGAATGGCTCGAAAGTGCTGGAGACACACTATTCGACAGGGGCATCGAGTATGGCGACCCGAGGCACAATCTATTACGCATTTTCAAAATCAGTAAGGCACTCGGTATTCAGCTCCGAGACCCATCTGACTTGGCGCTTATTGCTATCGCGACCAAACTCTCAAGAATGGTGGAAAGTCCAGAGCGCGAAGATTCGTATCTCGATCTCATTGGATATGCCGCTATCTTGGGTCGATTACGATTTTCGACACCAGAAGATTGGGACAACATTGAGTCTGACTCGCAATCACAATAGCAATCAATACTGCGATTACTGTAAATATCGCTGGGGACAAAATAAGAATGGCTGGGATTTAAGAGCTACAACACCAGCAGTCTGGAAAGTCCAAAGCGAGACACCGCTTCGTAAAGCACAGGTTAGGTTCTATTGCCAACCTTGCGCCGATGATGCACAGAACTGGCCAGATGGCACATTTTACTCATTGAAAGAACAGTTAGAAGATGCGATAAATCAATTCGCAGGGAGAGAGAAGTTANATGTCNAATTACCTAGATGATTATGTNAGTGTTCAAGACCGATTAAAGGAGTTTATAAATGCTTATCCAGATTATAGAATCAAGACTCATATCTTGGCGGAGTCGCTTGTGGCTAATTGCGATGTCTATATCATTAAAACTGAGCTATATCGCACTGAAGCTGACACACACCCTTGGACTACAGGTTTATCCAGTGAGTCTAAATCCAAGCAATATGCACTGGAGCTTGCGGAAACTGGATCGTTGGGACGCGCACTTAACCTCGCTGGATACTTTGCTAAGACTAAACAAAGCCCAAAGAAGGCAATTGAAACGACTAAGCCAGCTCTTGCGGAATTCATAAAAGAACAGCGCCCTAATGATCCTGAGCCAATTGTCTGGGATGTTAGTGAAGTAGCTAATGCGCTGGGTGCTGAGATAATTGATGAGTTGCCACTATGTTCTAACGGATGTGGCCCAATGATTCTTAAGCAAGGCACTAAGGAAGGCAAGGAATATAGAGGCTGGGTCTGCCCAGTTCCCAAGTCTGGCCATCCTGCTAAGTGGATGCGTATTGGCTCAGATGGGCATTGGGTATTTCAGAAATGAAAAAGTTTTTATATGAAATACCGGAATGGCGACCATTTTATTTAAAAGTTCTAACTACTAATGCCAAAATTCAAAAAGATTTAAATCCCGATATGACAGATGAGCAAATAGATATTTATAATGACGGATTTACTGAAGCTTTTGTGGTTCTTTTTGAAACTGTGCAGTTACAACCTTTTTTAAAAATAATTAAAGCTATTGGCGATGATTATGAGAGCTGATGCTCATCCGTTTAAGTGCTCAACTTGCTTAGCAATTACTCCGCATATTGAGTTGCACAGATACGAGACGAGCGATATCCCCGAAGCGCCTGAGGAAGTATGGTTGATTGAATGCCAGCGATGCTTCCTTCAGCGCATTATCTATCCATCAGATCGCGTAGCCAGTAAAGAAGATGACATAAGTCGTTGCGATAAATGCGGTAATTGGAAGATGAAATCGGGTAAGTGTCGAGTATGCCGATTAGCAGCTGGTTTCGAGCAAATTAGCGTAAAATACTGGACAGGCAACGCAACTATGGAAAGGCCTTACGACGATGGCAAAGCCCCACTCTATTAGATATATCCGTCAGCTAATGGAATGGGGTTTTGATAAGGAATTTATTGCTAAGGATTGTGGAATCAATATCCACTCACTAGAAGTTAGATTAAATAGAGCAAAGAAAAGGGAGCAAAGAGATGGGAATCAAGGAACTGAGTCTGGAACTAGCAGCGGTCAGTCTGATAGCTGATGAGGCTAAGAAGGCCAAGGATAGGCTAAGAGCTGCACTACAGACAGAGATGGACAAGATAGGTGCAGACAGAGTAAAGGCCGAATATGGTGATGATGTGATTGCTTATGTGACTACCAGTAAGCCTAAATTTAAATGGGTTATTAAGAACGAGCGCGAGTTCGTTAAATGGGTAAAAAGCAATATATCTAGCGAGATAGTTGAGACAGTCCGAGAATCATCTCGCGATGCAATACTAGATAAATTCCATTACATAAATGGCGATGATGTTATTGATCCAAATGGTGAAAGAGTTGAATGGCTAGAAGGCACAATAGCTGAGCCTTATCTGGTTACTAAGTTCCATAGTGACGGCAGGGAAAGGCTGAAAGACGCCTTTCAATCAGGCCAGTTAGAGTTTAAGAGGATATGGGAGTTAGAAGGTTGATTAACGATATTTATCCAATATATAGAACAATAGATAATCAAATAGATAATTGGGAATCGATTGGAGTAGATGGTAAATATGGCTCTGAACAGCAATTATGTTAGCCTACTTGACAAGGGCATTACACTCCGACTAAGGCGGGGCCCGAAGGCAGCCCGTAGCCGAAGCGTAGGGGCAGGCTATTGCCTAACGCTGATGCTATCGGCACTTATGCTGATACCAATCAATCCATCAAAAGCAGATATGAATCTAAAGCTTTATGCATACAACAAATTAGATTGGTCAGAGTTTCAATGTTATAACTGGCTAATTCATAAAGAGAGTAGATGGAATCCAAAGGCTCGTAATGGCTCACATTATGGGCTTGGTCAGATGCGTTCTACTTGGTATAGAGACCTTAGCCCTAGGCAGCAGATAGATGCACATATCAAATACATAAGACATAGATATAAATGCGCTTGCGATGCATTGCAACACTTAGAGACTCAGGGCTGGCATTG